AAATGGGTATATCATTTTTTTGTATGACCCGCAAAGGCTGAACCTCCCACGACTAAAGTCGCAGGGTTCTTGGGAACAGAGAACCAATGCCCCCTTATTTACCAAGCTATCCCCGTAGTTCCTACGGTTCTATGTTATTTACGCTAATAATCTTAATCCTTCTTGCAGAATGTTCCTTGCCGCATTTATATCCCTGTCATGCTCTGTCTTACAACAAGGGCAAGTCCATTCTCGCACCGACAAATCTTTCGTTTCAGAATTTTTATATCCGCATACACTACATATCTGCGAACTTGCATAAAACATACCTACCTTTACAATCTGTCTGTTATGCCATTTAGCTTTGTACTCTAACTGCCTGACAAATTCAGACCATGATACATCCGATATTGCCCTCGCAAGTTTGTGATGTTGTACCATATTCTTTACTTGCAAATCCTCTATGCAAACAATGTCATTCTCTTTGACAAGTTTTGTAGATAACTTTTGCAGAAAATCTGTTCTCTGATTGCTGATGTATTCATACAATCTTGCTACTTTAATTCTTGCTTTGTTCCAATTAGCACCGCCCCTTGTTTTTCGGAACAGTCCTCTTTGCAGCTTTGCAAGTTTCTGTAAAGACTGTTTTAAATACTTTGGATTCTCTACCTTGTTACCGTTACTTGTAATAACAAATTCTTTCAAACCTAAATCTATTCCGATTGCACTTCCTGTTGATTCGTAATGCTTTGTTTCAACTTCGGTACAACATAGAGATACATAATACTTTCCGCTTGGCACTTGTGATATTGTAGCATTAAGTATTCTGCCTTGTGGTATCTGTTTATCTCTTATCTTGACTCTACCAAGTTTGGGGAGTTTGATACTGTTTCCGCAAAATTCTATGTTATTTCCTACTCGTTTACTCTTGTAAGAATATCTGTGTGTCTTTTTAGATTTAAATTTTGGGAAACCGCTATGTTCTTTGAAGAACTTTTGATATGCACTATCCAAATCTTTCAATGCCGATTGTAATGAAGTTGAATCCACTTCTTTGAGCCATTCATACTCTGACTTTAAATTGGTTAAGTCCTTACAACAACCATAAAAGCTCAAAGTTTCGTTGGCATTTCGATATGTTTCAATTCTTTTTGCAAGATAATGGTTATAGACAAATCTCACACAACCAAAATTCTTTGCAATCAGTTCTTTTTGTTTCTTATTAGGATAGATTCTGTATTGATATGCTTTTTCCATTATCCTACTCCTTTCTGCCGTTTCATCTCATGACTAAAGTCACGAGCGTTCACGGCTTATTTAGTAAAATTCATATTTTTTCTAAAATTACTTGATATTATCTTCTATTCTTTTCTTGGCGACTTCAAAATAATGTTTGTCTAATTCTATTCCTATGAAATTACGATTGGTATTTTGGCAAGCAATGCCTGTCGATCCAGAACCCATACAGTTATCAAGCACTGTTTCACCTTCGTTTGTGTATGTGCGAATAAGGTATTCAAGGAGTGGCACTGGTTTCTGTGTGGGGTGTTGCAATTCAGAATTAGCACATCCAGCAAAATCAAGAATGGTTTGTGGATAGTAAACATCATTAACCGTCTTTACAGGCTTGTAATCTCCATAGCATCCACGTTGCTTTGAAGAATTGCCTTTAGACCTGAGTCTGCCTTTCTTCATTTGCGGATTGTATGTGCATTGTTTGTTATAGAATACAGCAATATCTTCATGACTTTTCAACGGTTGCTTTTTAGCGTTTAGAAATCCACGACAATAGTGTTTATACCAAACCCAGCAGTATTTGAACTCTTTCTCGTTGCTCATTATCAGCCGTGAAGTAAATGGCTGCTGACAATGCAATACAATAGCACCATTAGGTTTCACAATGCGATGATACCCCCCCCACAAGGAATCAAATGGTATAATCTTATCCCATTCATTCCTTGTAACACCAAACGGTAGATCACACAAAACCATGTCAACAGAATTGTCCGGAATATCTTTCATAATTTCCAAACAGTCGCCATTGTATAATTTATATTCTATGTTTTGTCACTCCTGACAGTAAATTGATAACGGCGATTTGAAACCGCCGGAATTAATGCCGTACCCGCTCGTGATACAGCTTATTGAGATGTCAATAAAACCTCTGTTTTAACTTAATTAATAAAAACAGCATACTCATAGTTGTTTGTATTTGCCACTAAATCCCTTTCCAGTAAGCTGCATAAATAAGCCGCATAGCTAACGGATGTATAGCGGTCTTTTCTATTTGTACCTTGTTCTCTTATAACAATTACACCTGTGTCTGCTTTCTTCTCATACATAAGTTCCGCAGTTTCGGCAAACAAAGCCTGTGTTTCAAGGAACGGTTTTTCATATAATATTGCCGTTTCTGCGTCAACAGCTTCCACATACTCTTTAATATTTGGAAGTATTTCTTCCTTGGCAGTCTCAAAATTTACAAGAAAGTCAATTTTCTTTTCACATAATCTTTGTCTAAAATTCAGTGCTATATCAGAATTTAATTTTTGACTTGCATTGATAGCAAAAATTCTTGGTTCAGCACCTTCCACTTTGATTCTGTTTGCTATATTTTCGTCATTCATGCAAGATAGGGGAGCATATTCAATACCTCTATCATCATCATATAAAACTCTTGCAAGTAAATCATAAATCGAAATCATTTTGTTACCTTATCGGCTTTTTGTCCGATAATTCTAATAGTTGTCATTCCTATTAGTTCAGCATACCTTTTTACCATATATACTTATGTATTCTTTATATTGTTCTAATGTATTATTCTTTTTACCGTATCTACTATGAAATCCAATGTGGCATTTTTCACATAATGTTATGCCATTGTCTAATTCATATCTTTTGTCAATATAATCATTCCAATTACAAAGATGGTGTGCATTTAATACAACAAACACACCTTTTCCGCTCTTTTTGTGACAACATTGACAAGTATACAAATCTCTTTGGAATACACTATCATGCCAATGTTTATATTTAGGTGTCAATCTTTCCCATCTTTCATCGTGTATGCCACCTTTCCATAAAGGATTGTCTTTTCCATACTTCCGTTGCGTTTGAATGAAATAATCTACTCCATATTTTTCTCTGCAAGTTTGCATGAGTTTTCCCATGACAGTTTTATTATTTAATGGGCATTTATCTCCATATTTTCTAATATTTGTATCGGCAATGCGACTTTTTATTATCGCAGAAGCAAATGGATTTTCAACCCCATATTTTTCTTTGTTGGTTTGAGCAATCTGATTTTTTATAGTGTCAAGTTTTAAAACACTATTTACACCATATTTTTGCATTGAAGTTTCAACAATTTTATATTTCTTACAATGATTACAACAATCTTTTTGAACAAGGGTTTTATTCCCTGCAATATATCTATACCAAGATATTTCATATTCTTGATTACAGTAATCGCACATAACTTGAACTTTTGCATAACTGGATTGCGTTAAATCTGATATATTAACTTGAAACTCGTTACCCATTTTAGTAAATACATATCCCAAATCAACATAACGCTTTTTTATTTTTGAGTTCCATTTTATTACGGTAGTTTTACTTAATAACATTTTTTACTCCTTTCTGACACATAAAAATATAGCAGAATTAATCTACTATTATGATGAGAAAAGAGTGGTCGGTAATTATCCGACAAATCTCTTTCATAAATATACTTAGGTAATGCAGTCTCGTGTATAGATTATATTCTGTAAAACAGTTTCACTATATATGCGTTGCGTGTGACTATACTTTTGCATATAGCCTTCCACTCGGATTGGCATTTCAGCTTTCCCGTTTTCTACTGCATTGATGATATAGTGCATTTCTGCACTAAACGGCATTTCCATACCCGCATTTCTTGTGTCCAAACATATATAATCAGCATTAAAATCATCGTATAACTCTCTGATTCTCATAGCTTGTTTTTTGATTTCTCCGCCTTGCATAGACTCTAAATAAGGGACAATCATACGATAACCATTATCAAAAGTCATTTCACCATCATTTTCAGACTTGTGAGATACATTTTCTGGCAATAATCTTACACAGCTAAAAATACTATTGTCATTTTTGTTATTCGTAATAAATGCCATATCGCAGGAAACTATTCTAATTTCTCCTGCAACTTTTGGTATGGCATAAGGATTTTTCTTGTTACTACGATAATCCAATGTGGTTCTTGGATAGAATGGTCTTTTGTATATTTGATTTTGATTCAACATACTCCAAGTAAAAAAAGCTGAACGGTTTTCTTTCAACCTTTCATTCATATATTCGATTCTCCAAGTAATAGGGTCTAATTTCCTTTTTTCTTTTTGAAAATAATGTTGAGTTCTTAAACCGTGTTTCAAGGCAACGCTTTCATCAAAAGCAAGTAAACATGATGGTTTACCTTTTAACATATCTTTATAGGTATTATCTACTAATTCCCACATCCACGATTCATTTCCATTATTATCAAACCAACTTGAAGATATATAAATATCAACAGATTCTTCTTTTAAGGCACTGATATTCTCATAATAAGGATCAGCCATATAATCAGGCTGTCGTGATATCTGAAAAGGAGACAATACACTATCATCAATATCTTTTTTAATCATTCTAAATTCTTCACGAACTACACAGTTACTCCGACTTCCTCTCGCACTGTCCAATGCTGGCACAACCCGAATTGTACTATTATTTTTAAAAACTACTATCATTTCAGATTGATTTGATATCACCTTTGCAATCTCTCGTCTTAATGCTGATGATCTTCCCATCAAATCCTTTTCTATCTTTTCTGATATTAAAAGTTTACTCTGGCTCTTAGTGCTGGAACTTAACACGATTTTATATCCAGAATATAAAATACATTTACAGCAAGCATATAAAGCAATCATAAACGATTTGGCAGATGCACGACTTGCAATAACAACAAAAAACTGAGTTATCCCCATTAAATATAACCATATTATTTGATATAAGTATAATTTGATTCCCAAGTAATCAATAGCAAACCTATGCAAATTTCTCCTAAAAAATGTAGTCCATAATAGAAAGTTTTCACAACTTTTTTCACTACCTAAAAAACTGTCTGGCGAAAATTTACGATATAATTCTTTTTGCTTATCATCTAAATCGGTTTTTTTATTATATTTGGACTTTTCAGCAATTTTTTTTAAATATTCCGTCTTATCCATTGTCATCATAATCCTCAGAATCATCTTGATCGTGAACACAGAACTCTTCGTCTCTGTCAGTAGTACCATATTCTAAATTTTTCAATGGTCTCAATATAATTCTTTTAAAATATGAACCTATACATTCAAAATCTTTATATAATGCCTGATTCCTATAAACTTCCGATGGGCAATATTTTTCAATCCTGCTGATATTTTCTCCATATGAAAAATCTTCTACTGATCCGTTTTCTTTAACCATTTTAATTCCTGATTGCTGAAATGTCTTACGGTAAGAATCTGTCATTTTATTATAATCATCTAACCTGTTTTCCCGCAAAGCCTTCATCTGTTGTGCCTTGATATAGCATAAATCATAAATAAAAATTTCTTGATTGTTGTCTATATTGGGATTAGCTTTAGTCAATGTTTTGTAATGAGTATTTAATACTTCATAATCTAATACATCAAACCCGATACCCCACTTCTCAATGTCCTTTGGGTTTATTTTCAAATTTTCAGTTTCTTCTTGCACATTATCATATTCGTCAACAATGGCGACTCGTTTGCCTTTGACTCTTTTGCGATCTCCTGAAAGTTCAAATATCCCTTCGTCTAATGACGAATCAAAATTCTTCTCTTTGTGTTGACCTAAATTCAGATGCCTAAAATATTTACCTACAACAGCATCGTCTTTAGTGTCACACTTGTCAAACACATCTTCGTTAAAATAAACATCGAAAGCCATGCACATTCTTTGCATAGCCTTCTTATTGCTCATATACGTTTTCGCATACTCGCTAAATTTTCGTACAAAACAGTTTTTACAAATCGGCAAAATACCATTCGTATAGAAATTGCTATTTGACCGATAAAATTTATCGTTGCTCAATGATTCGCCGCAACAACAGCAAACAAACTGGTCAACTGATTTTGGCACTCTGCCACCTCCATATCAACTATTATTTGCAATGTCAACTAAAAAACGACTTGCCGTAGCAAGCCGTTAATCGCCAGTATAGTTAACAAGATAATCTGAATCTTGTTTTATGTATGATTTTGGACATTGTGTGCAATCATAGCAACAATCTCCACAAATATCATCTATTGATTTTTTTACATCAATTTCAAAATGTTTGAACTCATCATTAACTAATTCCACTAAAGAATTCACATCTTTGCCTAATAATACAATGTCTGCACAAGCAGATGTAATTTTGCCGTCTTGATATACTGGTTCCACATCAATAACACAATTAGGATAAAAAGTTAAATAATATTCTTTGTCATAGTTATCCCTGATTGCGTCTTGAATGTCTATATGTCCACATGAAATATCACTGTATTCCATGAAAATTTTTAATAGTTGAAGAATGTCTGGCTTAAACATGACTACGCAAATTTCTTGATCTGATTCTTCGGAAAGGTCGCAAATGTAGTCACATAAATTCTCAAAATTGCTAAATTCTAATGTTTTCATTCACATTTCTTACCGTTTACAGCATCTTTTATAGCCTTACTAATTCTGCAATTAACAGACTTAACAGGCGGGAACGTCACTAATTCATTTGTGCTTGGATTTCTTCCTTTTCTTTCCGCACGTTCAATAACCTCCATGCTGATAAAACCTTTCCATAATATTTTTTCGTTGTTTAATAATGCTTCTGTAATAATGTCCACCAAAGTGTTGCAAAATTCAGCACATTGTTTCATTTCAATTTCTTTTGCGTTTCCATACATTCTCTTTGCTAATTTCTTTATGATTTCTTGATTTCCCATTCTTTTATCTCACTCTCTTTGATTCTTTTACCGTAATTGAACCGGATAACACGTTTGCACACCAGAATCATCTATAACACATACCATTTGCGAAGGCGATCCACTCATGCGTTTAGATATTGTATAATCATCCACCGCACCACTAAAACTTCCGCTTCTAATAAGTTTGATGTCTGAAATTTCGTCATATGAACATTTATGGAAATGCCCATAAAAAATTGCTTCTGGCTTGTATCCCAACATCATAACAAGTTTAGATATACCGCTTTCACTAAAACTATCGTAGTCTCCATGTACCAAAAGATATTTCTTCCCCCTAATAATCCAGTTTGAAATCGTAGGGTCTATGTTTTCTTCATTAAATACGATGTGTGGAGAAGTTGATAATTTAGCTTTGATGTACCAAGGGATCAACGTGTCTAATCTATTATTCCGTAAAACTGCCTCCTTGTTCATTGATGTTCTTGAATGATTGCCAGATACACTATTAACATAAACTTTCGTAAAATATTTACTTAATTCAAAAATAAATGCAGAAATCAACTCTGCCGCCTTTTGGACTTGCTCTATAAGATTTTCACGATTTTGCAGTTGAACAGTCTGCCGTATTTCTCCGTTTATTAAATCTCCCAATAATGCTACATACGCATTTTGTGATTTATGTATTCTTTGGATTTCAATAATCTTTGACAAGTATTTCTTTAATCTACTTTCGGCAATTCGTGAGTTGTATGAACCGAAATGGCTGTCATTTTCTGCGCCTAAATGAAAATCGGATAAACAAATAACCAAGTCATTGTCGGAAACTGCTGACACATTACAACAATCATCGAAAACAGTTTTGCCGTTTGCGATAATCAATGATTTCAAATAATCTAAATCTGCTTCTAATCGTGCATTTTGTCTTAATTTATTGTTTAGTGCTGCTCTCTCATCTGATAACTTTTGCTTTTCTTTTTGAAGTTCCTGTTTTGCATCAGTAATTTCCTGTAAATATTTATCTTCCTCAAAAAATACACCATCATTTAATAATCGCTCGCCCGATTGATATATTTTTCGATAACGTGCTTCTCCGTATTTTTCTTCGTCTGGTGTTCTACATTCTGTATTCATAATATCGGCAATTTGTTTCCAAGATATATCAATTATTCCATTCTTTTTTGCCGTACCCAATCTCCATAAAAATTGGAGTTCTGTTTCATCATTATTTCTGTGTATCTGCAATATTCGTATCCTCGTTTACTTCTTTTTCTATGCTTGGCAAAATTGCATCAATGTCGCAATCTTCGCCTACAATGTAATCTACTACTCCTACTTCTTTGGCAACTTTAGGTAAAAAATACCATTCTGTCTTATATTTATGTTCGTATAACTTATCGTCAATATTTGTATGTGTTAAAACGTGTGATTTAATAACATTGGCTAATTCATTGGATTCAAATTCAACACGTTCACGGACTTGGCTTGCAGTTCCCCAACTTGCACTCTCGCCTTGATGTGATAAGAAAATAGAATTAGGCATAGAAAATCTTTTATGCCCTGCGATAAAAATATGAAATGCCATTGATGCAGCCAAAGCTAAATTTATAGTATATACAGGTGTCTTGCTATTTGTAATGGCATCAACAAGGCTAAGACCGTCTATGACTGAACCGCCGGGGGAGTTAATATAAATAAATATTGGTTTTCTATCTTCCGGTTGCTTTCCCTTGTCAATAATATTAAATCTTAAAATCGTATAAACGATTGTGCTAACAATATCCTCGTCTATTTCGGAGTTTAACATTATCTTTCTTTGCTCATCATCTTCAATATCAAATTGATCCTCATAGCACAAGCTATAAGATGCTTTCATTTCTTTTTCTTCCATTTTTTCTCCTCATAGTCTAATTACCAT